AGACGTTGTAGAAGAAATATTTTATCTACAGATAGTAGCTACTGCCCCTGATGCATTTCAAGCTGCGACAGATCCCGGATATAATCAAACAACAATATCGTATCATTTAGGTCAACAGGTAACTACGGTGGCTAGGGTTACAGGACCAGCACCTTATGTTCCACCGACACCAGTAGCAGAACCAGGGCCAAATCCTGATAGTTCTAGTAGTAGTTCTAGTGGTGAGAGTAGTGGTGACAGTGAGGTCGTAGAAAATGAAGTAGCTGATGGATGTGTAGGTCTTGGATGTTCAGACCCATTCGGTGAACTAGGAGCTGCTGACATAGAACCTACATGTGATTCAGTTAATCTATTTAATCCGTATGCGCAAAACAAGTCAGGTAATTTATATAAACAGCTTAATAATATAGTAAGCGATATATTTGGACATGAGGTCCAATATTTTAGGACTATCGCAGATACTGCAACTAAAGATGTTATTTTAATGGAGTATTCGCTGCACAAAGTAGCAGCTAGCGAAAATGTAAAAATATTAGTACCAGATAACGAATTTCCTGAAGAGGCAAATACATTTGATATTTTTGGTATGGAGTTTGCAGAATTCGAAGTTCATATCGTACATGAAAAATTTAAAGCAATTTTTGGTGATGGTGTAAGACCTCGCGCAAGAGATTATATGTTTATACCTATAATCAACAAGATGTACGAGGTAAATTCTGTTAGTATTGCTGATGAATTTAATGCTACTAGATCTTACTGGAGATTAAAATTGACTAAATATCAAGATAGAACTTCTGTAACTAAAGATACATTTGGAGTAGAAACAAATAATTTAATAACGGGAATTGAAGAAGTATTTGGTGAAGAGATTAGAGACGAAAGAACAAAGGATTCAAATCCAGTACAGTTCCAAACCATTACTAAAGTATTAGAAGACGGTTCTAGGTCATATATCGATTCAGGCTTGACCATAACTGACGAAGCTATTGTAAATAACTTTACAACGATTTCACATAATCATTATGACTTAAGTAAGGTAGCTACAGGAGCATCAGCTGTTAGATATTCAACAAGTTCTAATATGATTATAAATGGACAGATTGCAGTAACCGCATGGTTTAGACCAACTTTTGAAATAACAGACACTGTAGGTTATGATATTATTAGTGATAATATAGCTCAAGGTGGTTTTGATATTAAAATAAGTACATTAAAGTTATCCGTAGTAATTAATGGCCAACCGACTGTATTTACACACAACACAAGTTTAAGTAAGACTAAATGGTATGGTATAGGTGTAAACATTATGAATAATTCTGATAGTATCGAAGTAATACTATTTAGTCTATCAGTAAATGGTCATGTTACTTCTATGGTTCAAGAATTTACACAGACTTTGCCGATGACAGGAGGTCAACAATATTGGGATGTTGCCTCGCCATACGTTCTTAAAGGTGGTAAGTTAAATTTAACATGTCTTAGAATATTTGATAAAGCAATAGATACTACAGAGTTTAAGAATGTATTAAACCAATATGTAGTTAGAGATAATCAACATGCATTAGTTATTGATAATGCTATTCCATCACTAGGGTATCAGAAGTTTAAGAATGCTAGATAGCATAATTAAGATATATACTCTATAAACAAATTTATTTATGTCAGAACAGAAGAAAACAATTAAAGACCAAGCAGAGGATATAAGAAGAGATTTGGACAGTTTAATTGGAAATGATACAGAAACTATTGAAGAAATGGTAGTAACTGATCCAATGCTTCCAGTAAAAGAGCGTGAAGTTTTACCATCTTTTACGGAAATAAAAACAGCATCTACTAAAAGAGCAAAGAAAACTATTTCAGCTCTTATGAGATTTTATCTAGACGAAGATATTATCGAACGAGATGAATACATCCAATCTAAGAAGGCTATTGATGAAATGACGATGGCCTCTCTTGTTTACCAGCTAAATGCTGGTGAAAGAGCTCTAACAATTCTACTTGAAACTATAGAAGGTGGAGATATTGCACCAAGAATGTTTGAGGTGCTTGCTACCCTTCAAAAATCAATGCTTGATATTATTAAGTCACAGACGATGTATTTAATGGCTACTGAAGAATCTACAAAGAGAATTGCAAGAGATATTGAAATCTATAGAAAGAAAGATGATGTAAAATCAATAGAAGAGGCAGGAGGAGATTCAAGTGACTCAAATACAATGAGAGGTTCAAAAGATTTAATGAGATTGATTAGAGATGGTATAAATACAGATGAGGTTGAAGATGTCGATTCAACTGATATTGAAGAAACAAAAGAATAATGTCAGATTTCGTAGGTGATAATAAATGGATTCCAAAGGAGGAATCAGATGCTTCAAGCGAAAGGCAAGTTTGGTCTACTAAAAGTATAAACGATTTAATGATCGCGCTTGATAAAGGTTATAAGCCTCAGGTAAGGATGCCCTTTTATGAGGGTAAACAAATGCTTCGTAAGGGTAATATTGTTTTTGAGTACACTGACAATGAAATCACTGAAATTGCAAAATGCGCTAAGGACATAATATACTTTGCAGAAAAATATGCTGTTGTAATGACAGATGAGGGTATTCGTAAGGTTAAAATGCGAGAATATCAAAAGGATTTACTTAGAAGCTTTCAAGAAAATAGATTTAATGTAGTAGTCGCAGCAAGACAGATGGGTAAAACAGTTACCGCATCTATTTTTAACGCATGGTACATGTTATTCAATTATGATAAAACCACATTGCTTTTAGCGAATAAAGCTGAAACTACAAAAGAAATTATAGATAAGGCTAAGGTTGTAATGGAGAATCTTCCATTCTTTATGAAGCCAGGTATCTTAAAATATGATGTTATGTCAATGAGAGCTGATAATGGTTGTAGACTTGTGGGTCAATCAACAACAGCAAAGGCTGGTATTGGTTTTACAATTCATAATTTATACCTTGATGAGTTTGCCCATGTACATCCAACAATTGTAGATAGTTTCTATGAGAATGTTTATCCGACGCTTTCATCTTCTAATGTTTCAAGAATTAATATTACATCAACTCAGAACGGATTTAATAAGTTTCATGAAATTTATAGCAATGCGGTTAAAGGAAATAACGAATACAAACCTACTAGAATTGATTGGTGGCAACATCCAGATAGAGATGACGAGTGGTATGAAAGAGAGATGGCAAATCTAGGATCTGAAGAGGCCTTTAATAGACAATACGGTAATGAATTTGCCGTAGCTTCTTCTTTATTACTAAGTCCAATTTCTTTAAAGAACTTTAGGAAAGTTATGGGACCTTATGATTGGCATGATTTAGATGACTTTTCAAATATACATACAGAAACTAAAGGATTCTTAGGATTTAGAAAAGACTTCGACACTGAAGATGCCAAAAATAAAAAAAGATATTGGTTGTTTTCAGTAGATATTGCAGAAGGTTCAGGAGGAGACTATTCAATTATTAATATTTTTGAAGTTAATCCAATGAATCATGTGGATATAAAGAATTCAATAAATCCAGGAGCGATGTATGATTTCTTTAGATTAGAGCAGGTTGCATTATTTAGAAGTAATGAACACACGATTGAAGACTTTGCAAAGATTCTATACACATTGTCTATAGAAGTTTTTAACGGAGAGAACGTTAAGATGGTAATAGAATACAATACATATGGAAGTATTTTATTAAAATATATGGGAACTGTATTTCCAGCTAGAAATGAATTTGAAGATGAGATGGTTTTAAGGTTTAAACATAGGCATGATTCTAAAGTAGTAAAACATGGACTTAAATTAAACTCAGCAAATAAATCAGTATTCTGTCAAAACTTTAAAAAATTAGTAGAAGGCAATAGAATTAAAATTAATGAGTTTGAAACAGTCACAGAGGCATCTGTTTTTGGTTCTCTTACTAACGGATCATATGGTGCACAATTAGGCCATGATGATATAATAATGTCTTGTGTTAATTCAACAGAATTCTTTAATACTACAGCATACGCTGATTATATTGAAGAACTTTTAGATTTTATACCACATGACACAATACAGATAATGGAAGAAGTACTATATAAGGACAACACGAGTCCAGGTGATTTACAATACGACATATATGATATTATATAGTAAATTTCGCAGATAAACTAGATATATAACTAAAGAAAAAATAAATTAATAAATTATGGCAATTAGTCCTCAATTAAGACAATTTAAGAGTTCAGGTGTTTACCGCTTAGAATTTGACAAATCGCAAACTTCAAACATTAATGTTGGTACTTTAAGATTAATGGTAGGTCACTCTAAGAAGGGTCCTTTCAATACTCCAGTACTTATTGAAAATCAAGAAGATTTTAAAAACGTATATGGTTCTCCAGATAAAGCATTAGAAACACTTGGAATGTTCTTTCACAGATCATGCTTAGCTGCATTAACAAGAGGTCCTATTCTTGCTTTAAACATGCAAACGTTTACTTCATCAGACACTGGAAATTGGTTAACGATGTTTACTGAAGGATCAATAGTAACTTCAGCTGTAAATTTAACTCAAAGTGGAACAGCACCGTAC